TAGCAGCATTTACCATTGAGAGTTCTAAAATGTTTGTGTCAAAGGCAAGTAAGTTTGTTCCAAAGCGATTTTTATGTCCTGTTAGAACATTAGATACCTCAGTCGTTGGACTCCAGAAGGAATTGTACATTACTGCTGCAAGAGGCGATTACATTACGACTCCTGTTGAGTACGCTTTAGATTCTAGTCTCGACCATATTTATTCTTGTAGTCATTCCCTCTTAACCAGGACACCACTGGGGAAAGGAGCTTGCGGCTCTGCCTACACAGCCGCGTTTAATTCAGGCATTAATGGACAAACAGTTCACGTTGTTGGTATCCACACGGGAGGTAATGACACTTCCGGTGTTTGTACCATAGTTACTCTTGAAGATGTTGAAGCTTTGGCTAAGAAGTTAGATGCCACTAGTTTAGTTACTGAGTGTGGTACAGTAACACTTTTGCCCCTTGTTGATAGGCTTGTCAATGGAGTTTCCATTTCCAATTTGACAGTCACTGACAATCCTAATGCCATTGGTGTTATAGAGGGGTTGGTTAGCGCACCTCAAACAGCTTTGATGTTCCCGTCACCTTTGTGTAGTTTGGCTTCTGACATGGCTTTCGAGACTTATGGCTACAGGCCCAGGTTTGTCGTAAGAGAGTGTGGTATTGACACTTGTTATAAAGAGATTTCTAAGAAGAGTGTAAACCATCCACACATGAATATGATCAGACTTGATTATGCTGTCAGTCATATACGATCCCAAATAAGTCACGAAATTTGGAAGGAACAGGGTTATATCAGACTTTTGGAACCTTATGACCTCGTTAGAATGCTTACTGGCTGTTATGCTGATTCTTCTCCCATCAACCGCTCTGCTTCTGTTGGAGCTTTTAGTGTCGGAGGTGGTAAGCTGTACACTGACAATCATTGTAAGCTACAGTCTGTGGGATCATATGTGGGACGTGGAGGACAAGACCCTCTTGAAGCCCCTGGTTGGAACTATTTTAAACAAAGGTATGATATGCTTCTTACTCAGCTTTCGTCCGGCGTTATTGATTTGAATAATCCTGACGTTTATTA